ATATGCCAACTACATCATGCAAAATGGTGCCAAGCCTAGTGGTCTATTTAAGACAGATCAGGTCATTCCAGACATGAAGTACAAAGAGATTGCAGCCAGGCTAAAAGAGGCGTGGGCATCGATGACTGGATCAAAGGATACTGACTTGAGCAAGCCAGGCCAAGGAATGCTGCTCGATCAGGGCATGACATTTGAAACAGTCAAGATGCTGACCTTGCAAGATGCTGATGCAGCTAGATTAAAAGACCAGACCACCAAGCGCATTTGTGCATTGTTTGGTGTGCCAGCACAGCTGCTGGGCCTTGAAATGGGCAAATACAACAACACGCAAACATTGCTCGATGAATTCTACAAAACGACAATGTATCCGATGATCATCAACATAGAGCAAAAATTCAACAAGCAATTATTCAGGGGATATCCAAATTTGTGTCTCAGATTCGACACCAAGGATTTCTTAAAAGGTGCTGCACTCGATCAAATGAATTTTGTCACTGCTGGTGTTTCAGCTGGAATATTCACACCCAATGAGGCCAGAGAATATTTAAATATGGCCAAGGTCGATGGCGGGGATGAATTGCCAGCACTGAATCCAGCTGGCATTTCCAAAACCAATGTGCCAATTTCTGGTAAACCAGTGGCAAAAATTGATCCAATTGTTGGGTCCAGTCCACAGGACACTGGCGGTGGAGGTGGTTCAACGGCTCCAAAATCGGCCATCAATACAGCCAAATAATGAACAATACAAAAAAAATAATTCGGGTTTTGACTTCACAAACCAAAGTGGCTAGTGTTAAACTACCACAAATTCCCGAGAAAACCCCTACAATACAAGATAATAATCAGTCTATACATAATGGGGTAATCAATGAAGCAAACATTGAATTTAATTTGCGAGGCGAAGGTCAGTCTAAAAAAAGAGGCAGACCAAAAAAACTCACCTAGTGGAAAAATTGCAGCCAAAGTCACCACTTGGGGACCAAGGGATGGAGAAGACGGCAGAAAATTCAATTACCAGCCCGAGGGATTCATGGACTGGGCCAATGAATTTGCAAAATCTGGCAAACCACTGCCAATGTTTTTGAATCACAACGACATGGGAATGCCAGTCGGCCAATGGGATTCATTCCAATTTGATGATGATGGAATGTGTGCCGAGGGCAAATTATATTTAAGCACTGTCGGTGGTTCCGACTTATACAACGTCTTAAAAGAATCACCCAATATGTTTGGTGGCGTGTCTGTCGGTGCATATGCTGACGAGGCCATGATGGTGGATGCCGATGGCAATCCATGCGATGATGACGATGAAGAATCCTATTTTCAGATCACCAAAGGCGGTTTGCGTGAGGTGTCTGTCGTTATGTACCCAAACAATCCAAAAGCGGAAGTAATGAATCTTGAGTATTTCGATGGCAATGGCCAAGCGAATCCAAGAATGATCGAGAAAACTCTGCGTGATGCAGGATTTTCACGAAAAGATGCGACCACTGCATCTTCAATACTGAAGAAAATACTTGAGAAGCGTGATGCCGCCAAGCAAACTATTCAGGAAACCCCAAAGCCGAGCGAATCGGATGCGGTGGTCAACGAGGCCGATTCAATTCTTGAGGCGTTAACGCACAGAGAATTGTTGAAAGCATTATCCAAGCGTCTTTAATCAAGGAACACATCATGTCAGTTGATAAAATTCTAGAGAAAGTCGATGCCATTGAGGCATCAAATTTGGCAAAGATTGAAGAAGTAAAAACTCAAACTCTGGCCAAAGTAGAAGAAATTTCTGTTGCAACCACAGAGAAATTGGCAGCCATCGAGGCCAAATTGTCTGAAATTAACACAGCTCCATCAATCATCAAGCCAGCGAAAACCATCAAAGGTGAAGTGAATAAGATGGTGCGTGAGCAGCTCAAGCATTTTGCCAAAAAAGGCAAAATGGAAAAAGAAATTAAATTGTTTGAGTCTGATGATCAGTACCAAGCATATTTGAGGGAAAGTTCATCTTTGACAGGTGGCGGCTATAATGTCGGTGGTCGTACAGCATACGATCCAGTATTCCACACATTGCGTTTGATCAACCCCATGCGTGGTTTGTCCAGAAACGTGACTACTGAAGGTTCAACCTACCAGTTCAGAGCAAAAGTGGGAAATTCTGGAAGTACCTGGGGATATTCCATTCAAAACAATGGTGCAGCAACAACTGAAGCGACCAACATTTGGCAATTGGTTTTGCAAGACTTGAATGTGCAATTTCCAATTCGTACGGCTGCACTCGATGACATCGATGGTTTAGAGGCCAATGTGGTCGATGATATGTTGATGGAATTCAGCCAGGTCGAGGGTCAGTCTATGATCCAAAATAATGACCAAACTGACAGTCCCAATACATATGGTGGTACTCAAGGTTTGCGTGGTTTGAATCAGTATGCAAATGCTGGTGCAGCATCCACATATACTGGCGGTGCAATCACAACTGGCGCATTCGGCACATCAGGCATTTCAACCAGCAATGGTTTGAATAGTTTGGCTGTTTATGACCAGCTGACCACCAATAGCAATACAGTCGGTGCAGCCAATGTGACGTATACCGATGTGGTCAATTTTATCTACGCATTGCCACAACAATACTGGACTCCAAGCGCAAAATTCTTGGTCAATCCATTCATGTTGTCTCAAATCCGTGGTTTGAAAGACTCCAACGGAACACCAATTTTCGAGCGTATGCACCCTTTGAACGATGGCCCAGGCACTGGCATCGTGGGCACAATGCTTGGTTTTGATGTCGTGGTTAACAAGTACCTTGATAATCCCTCACAAACTACCACAGCAACAGCTGGTACATTGAACAAGTTCCCAATGTATTTTGGTGATTGGCAACGTGGCCACACCATTGTGGATCGTTTGAACATGATCCTACGCAGATACGATCAGACATTGCCAGGCTATATCACATTCTTCGGTGAAAAGCGTTTGGCTGCATCCAATGTCGATCCATTGAGCATTATTGCTTATCGTTCAACTGCTACGGCAGCAAACTAAAAGTGTGGGGGAGCATTGCTCCCCTACCTTTTTATCATTAAATTTTTTGGGATTATTTATGAGCACCAACATTATTCTTGAGGCCATCCACAAATCACTGGTTAAGCAAAAACGAGTGACTGTCAATTTGAAAGAGGCATCGGCACTCACTGGCTCAGGTAGTAATGTCGGTGGTCGTGTTATTTATGATGATGCGTTTGCATCATTGCGTTTGGCCAATCCTATTCGTGCAGCTGGCGCACGAGTGATCCAAACCATTGGATCGGATGAGGCGTTTGTGGTCAAAACTGGTAATGTGACCAATCCAACAAACCCATGGGGCTATACATTCACACCCAACGTGGGAACACCCAACACAGCCACATCATTTTGGCAATTGCCAGTGAGAGTGGTTTCTGCTCAAGTCCCAGTCAGGACAGCAGTATTGAGCGACATTAATGCACTTAATGAAACCATCATTTCTGATGTTGGTTTAGAATTTTCGCAGCAAGAAGCATTGTCAATGATGCTGAACAATGATCAGTCTGGATCGACCACCACCACTTATGGCGGCACTCAGGGATTGCGTGGTTTAAATTACTACACATCATCAGGATCAGCAGCTGCATTTGGATCAAATGGATCGGCCATCACCAATGGAATCCATACAGTGCTGACAGTGGCATCCACCACTGGCGGTGCAATCGTTTATAACGACATTGCTGCACTGAATGCTGCATTGCCACCCCAATACTACAATATGCCATCCACTTGCTGGATGATGCACCCCAATACTATTGCTTATTTGCGTGAGCTAAAAGACTCTGGTGGTTTGCCATTATTTCTTGAGATTGGCGATAAAGACGGCTATTCAGTCGGCAATATTTTTGGCCATCGAGTAATTCCCAATCCATTCATGGATCAAATTGGATCGAGTAAGCTGCCAATTTATTTGGGCGCATGGGAATTGTTTGTAACTATTGCCGACAATGAAGAAATGTCATTTCAATGGTTTGATCAAACAACACCAGGCTCAATGGTGCTATATGCTGAAAAGCGTGTTTGCAGCACAATTCGTGACGTATATGCTGGCGTGAGACTTTCAACTTAAAGGCTCAAAATGGCACTCGACAGCTATGTCAATGGCCCATACTTGGGAACAAGTAGGAATCCATTTTCTTATGAGAAAA